CAGAACACCCTCATACCCAATATCTAAGAGAGTCTGATCTGGCTGGAATGAAACAACAGATTGACGAGTTACAAAAGCAGTTAACAGTTGCCCAAAACAAGGTCACTGAATTACCAATTGGCTCATTGTATGTGACGACCAATGACTATAAGAGCGGTGCAGAAGTTAAAGCGGCTTTAGGTTATGGCACGTGGGCTAGATTCGCAGAAGGTCAAACGCTTGTTGGCATATCAACCAAAGCGGCCGACCCTGAGTGGACTAAAAAACTAAAAACAGAGTTTGGTGAATATGACCACAAGCTTACCGTTGCTGAAATACCTAGCCACACTCACGACTTAAACTTTGTAGTGAGTAATATTAGAGGTAACACAAGGCCTGCAACGCAAAGTACAAGTGCGTCGCCTTCAAACTTAGTAGCCTCAAATGTTGGGGGTGATAAACCCCATAATAACGTACAGCCATCAACTGTTGTCGCTTATTGGCTAAGAACGGCTTAATTATGGATGTATTGAATATTTATCATAATGCGATACGTGACCACGTTGATTTACTCTATCGACGTGGCCGTACCGATAGATTAATCGCTTGGCAAGTGGGTAATGATGAAGTTCACGATCCTACGCTAATTGCTTTTAGGGCATATAAAAATCGCAGCTATGCAGATGTAGTGATGGTATGTGCTGGCACGAATAGAATCGGCGAACCACTACCCAAGGAAATTATCTTTTTGCCAGTGGCCGTGGATTTGATTGCAATTAAACGCAAGTATTTGAAAGAGATGTAAATGGATAGCCTAGATACTGATTGGTTTAACAATAACAGTCCACAGAATCACGACGACCAAGTAAGCAGGCAAGACAGGCTCGTTAATAAAATGAGCCTTGAGGAGCTTAGACGCTGGCGTATTGATACAGCTAGGCAAGCCAGCGAGCAGGGCAAGTTTGCCAGCCGTCATAATCAGTATCTAAAAGATACGATCAGAGATATTAAAGGCGGTGAGAGGCTAACTAACCAGCAATTGGAGGGCCTGGTAGCCAGTGCTAAAAGCTTAGCTGGCATATCAGCAAGCGAGCTATTGGAATTTACGCTAGGCAACACTAAGCGTAACCAAAGCTTAATGCAGGTGCTAGACGCAAGTGTATTAGACGCATACTTAGAAAACGTTAAGAAAGCGGCTAAAAAGTTTGCTGGCGGTATCACACCTCAAGATGTGATTAATAATTCAAGGCCAGTAGATATCCAGCGTGCTAACAAGCAAATATACATGGCCATGGTTTACAAGCGGCAAGGCAATACCTTATTTTTCTTAACCAACTCAGGGCCAGAAAGTAAAGTTGCTAATCACAAAGTAACAGTGCAGCTGCTAGATTATCATGGATTGCTGCTAAGAACCAAGCCGCCTAGTATGACAGAGATAAGGAACAGTATCTTACACGGCAAGGTAAGGTTTGATTGCGATTGTGGCCGTCATCAATTCTGGTATCGCTATATAGCCACCGTTGGTAAATACAACTATGGAATAGATGAAAATCGCTATCCATCGACACGTAACCCCAATCTAACGGGCGTGGCTTGTAAACATACATTGCGAGGAATGAAACCCTTAAC